GAGCGGCAATCGCTGCTTTTTGGCTTGCGTATCAAAGAGAACTACAAAAAATGTTTGCTGAAAATCGTCCTAGCAGCTTAAGTTTTGGTCTATTATAAAATTAGACGGAGGAAAAGAACATGACTAACTTGAAAGACATGGCCGAACAGTACGAAGGCAAAACAACGAAACTAGTTTCTGACCTACCAAGGATAAGGGTAGATTTGGAAGTAGAACAACGAACCTTTAAAGAGGGAACACCTGACGAGTTCACCGTTGACGTGGTGACTATTGATAGTGAGGATTACCGTATCCCTGCAAGTGTGTTGATACAGTTAAAGATGCACTTGGAAACAATAGGCGAAGGCTTGAAGTATATACAAGTCTTGAAGACTGGTGAGGGTTTGAAGGGCACAAAGTACACCGTAGTTCCTTTGAAGGATGAAAAATGAGTCACGACAATCTGATTAAAAAAGAAGCTCCTGAAGAACCAGAAGCTGAACCAGAACCTGTTGAAGAAACACCTCTAGTGGAGGAGGCCAAGGAAGAAGAACCAGAAAAAGAGGGTGCTGGAGTGTTGATAGGCAGAGCAAACGCAGCCGCAGAGAGACAAGAAGCAGCCAACAGGAAGAAGGAAGAGTTGCTTGACAGAGAAGAAGCGATGCAAGTAGAAAAGACACTTGGGGGAAACGCATCTGCTGGAGAGCCTCAGAAGAAAGAGACTCCAGAAGACTATGTTAAGAAGGTGGTTGCCAATGACTTCAAAAAAGAGTGAAGTTCCTAAAGACATAGGCTTAGTTATGGGTACTGAGGACGAGCGCAACTGGACACAGGTAAGGGATGGTGCTAAAGCAGCTGTTAAACAAGCAGAGTTCACCATTACTTTGCAAACCGCGGTGATGAACCTCGCTAATGAAAAGATTTTAGCAGAGAAACTGAAGTTCAAACAACTAGGTAGAAAGCAGAAATAACAACATTTAAATAGTTGTTATAATATAAAGTATAGATATGGCTAACGCAGTCGCGGTTTTAGTATTCGAAACAGAAGTCCCTATTCCAATGACTTGCGATGAAACCACTTCTATACCTAAAGGTACTTGCTTAAAACTCACTGACCCTTTCACAGTTGTAGCTTCATCTGCTGCTGACGATGAATTCGGCGGTATCGCTGCTGAAGAAAAAATCGCTGATGATGGAAAAGCCACCATAGCTGTTTATAGAGGCGGAATATTCAAAGTTGAAGCTGGAACAACCGGTGTAAGCGTTGGATTACCTGTTAAACTAGAGGCTGCTAACGAGTTCAGAGACACAGCAGCTAATAATAGTGACCTTGGTTACAACTGGGGCATGGCTTTAGAGACTGCTGCTAATGGAGAATTCTTCTTACTAGACTTGGGGAGGAATAATTAAAAATGGTTTACGACGGAAGTGCTGAAAAAGATATTAGAGGCATAGACATAGATAAACTAGCCAAAGGATTTGGCAAACTAATCCCTACTTTTAAAAGATTCGCAGTTCAATCAAAGACTAGTGCACGAGAGATACGTTGGTATCGTAAAGGCCTTACATTGGCCACTGCTATGAACGCTCTTGACACACCAACAACTACTGGCGTGACTGGTAGTTTAATGAATAACACGTCCTTTTTGTCACGTCCCGCTGTTACTGAGATGAAATGGGAGCGGCAAACATCATATGTAAAGAAATATTTTGTTGAAAGTCCTACTATATCTGAGGAAGACATCAAGGATAACGACCCTGACATCTTAGCTGGCAACGTTGAAGAGCTCGTGAGAGCTGTTCACTTCAAGGTTGACAGGAGGATATACGATGTCTTAACAGAGGCCACGACTAGTGGAACACCTGCACCAACACTTGTGAATACTGATGCAGCCACTGCTGGCTGGAGCACAGTTGCAACTGCTAATCCTATACTAGACTTGTTAATTGCCAGGCGAAAGATTAAAGCTAGTGGGTACGACCCTCAAGGTGCAATCTGCTTGATGAATCAACTTGAAGAACAAAGCTTAATCAACTTTTTGATAAGTGTAAAAGGAAGTTCTATTCCTGACATGGCTGACAGCGCTGCAGGAAGCGGTGTGGTTATGAGCTTACTAGGACTAAGAATCTTTGTGAGTCCTAACGCAACTGCTGACTGGGTAATCACTTTTGTACCTGGTAAAGCTGTTAAATGGAAAGCTTTCAGTCCTACTACTTCTGTCGTGATGAATGACCCTGGTATTGGCAGGAAGATTCGTGTTTGGGAAGAAGGCGAAGCTTTACTAACCGACCCTAGAGCTGTTCACATACTATCAAGTGCATCCTAATGACTTTATCAAATGCTGAAGTGTTGCATAAACACTATTTAGAAATTGGAAGAGAAGTCGCAGCTAAAGACTTAGAGAAACGTTACCCTGAACTAGCTAAGAAGCCAAAGGTTAAACCAGAGGTTGAGCCCGAGGTTATACCTGAGGTGAAGAAAGTTGGTAAAGTTCGAAAGGGATGAGCCGATAGCTACTTACACTCAGACTTATTCTACTGCTTCTAGAACTGTTCCTAACGCTACTTGGAGTTCTATGGGTGACTTGTTAGCAGTTCAAAACACTGGATGGGGAGCGACAAACGAAGCAGATTTTGATAAGATTACAACTGCAGTAGACCAGTTAGGAGCTGATGTTTTAGCTTTGAAAAAGGTTGTGACTGCGATAGTTGATGATTTACAATCGATGGGGATAGTTAAATAATATGGCTACTACAGACTTGCACTTCGTCGCTGGACAACTACAACCTACTAAGCGGGGCATTAGATTGCTTGGCGGAGCGGTTGATGACGGCGTGCAAGTGGACGCTGCAGCAGCCGCAATAGTTGCTGGTAACCATACTATCGGAACAATCACAGCTAACATAATGGTTCCGGACAATACAGGGACATACACTATATTCGGTGCTGGAGACGCCAGCGCTGTTGAATACATGCACGTAACAATAGAAGCAGGAACAGTATTAGTTATAATTGTGAATGCAGGACCCACAACTAACATTGATGTCAACACACCAGCCAATTCTATTAAACCTCACACTCTACACCATATAGCAGTGGTTCAAGATAGTGTTTACATGAAGATTTACATTGATGGAAACGAACAAACACTCACTTGGACTACTGAGACAACACCCGGCCAATGGTTCGATGACTTAGACCTCATAGACGGAGCGCATATAGGAGCGGCTGATAGCGTCGCTGGAACAGCTGCCTTGACTAATGAGTTTAAAGGTTACATTTCAGACGTTCGTATTTGGAGCGGCACAACCGCTGCGAATGCTCTTTCGGAGTATCAAGTTAACCAAGTCATGAGCGGAGCAACTGTCGGCACAGCTCATAACATCTGGAGCTTAGACGGAGACTTAATAGATGATGGTTCTGGCGCAGATGATGGAACAGCTGTCGGTGACATAATATTCTCTGATTTCAACGAGTTCGCAAGCAGACTAACATTCTTAGAAACAGTGCCTCTCGCAGCTGATAACGTGACTATAATGGCTGATGGTGGCGTTGGTTACGCTTATAGTATTCTTGGAGCGTAAGATTTAAATAGTAGATTACTTATTATAGTTCTATGACTTATGTTGAAACTGGGCGTAAAGAGTTAAAAACTGATTGGCCAGTGACAGAGGGCTTGACTGGTAAGACCGAGAAACAAACAGGTCGAAACACGCAGTTAACACCAGAGGATTCTGTTGTTCCTAAAAGGTTGAAGGTGGGCATAGGATGAGCAAGGAAAGCAGACTAGTAAACCAGACAGTTCACAAAGACAAAGACATTTCTAAAGGTGTCAACATTCCTAATTATTCTGGCATCAACGGAGTAGCAAGGAAGGATAGCAGTGCAGTGAGTGAGTTCACAGCTGGAAGCGTGATATTCGTCGATTCAGCAAAGGGCTTCGCACAGGATAACACAAACTTTTTCTGGGATAACACAAATAAACGATTAGAGATTGGAACAACTGGTGCAAGCGCAACTGTACCTGCAGTTACTTTTAATGGAGATGAAAATACAGGTATTGGTCGAGCAGCTGCTGACCAGTTAAGCTTGATAGCAGGCGCTAAAGAGATGATAAGATGTGTTGAGACAGGCACAGCCACAACAGACCAAGTAATAATAGGCCCAGCAGGAGTGATAGGCGCAGCAGCAACTCCAAGCCTAGCTTTTGGAGATGGAGACACTGGATTATA